GTCATTTCTTTTGTCGGTTCTGCGCCAAAATAACAATTAGTAAATGGCTTAGGTATTATATATTCTTTATCATTATATTTAATGATAAACTTATTATTTTTAACATAGTGTTGTTTTTTCATTTTATACCTTTCGTTTATAGGAGTATCCTATACTAATCATTATTATTGTCAACACGTATTTTTTGAATAGTATTTTGTCCCCAATGTGATTTTGTTTTCTCATAACCCTCACTTATTCTTCTATGTGTAATAAATGAAATAGGAATACCTCTTTCAATATTATGCATGTTATCGTTCAACCAATCACTCTCGCAACGAGTACTGCAAAAATATTTTGCTCTTTGAGCCCAATGGTTTGGACTATCTATTGTTGACATTGCATAGCGCCCACGAATTATGCCTTTAGATTTTAGAAATCTATCTGTTGTTTCGTATGTATGACAGTTGGTACCTTGACAAAAATGTTTATTGGGCATTTGCGGTTATCCAAATTTGACCGGTTGCACATCTATAACCATTTTGATTTAAGTCATAATAAGTCATATATCTTATTTTATCTGTTAGCTTATCTCGGACAATTCTGCATTTATCAGTCCATTGCGCCTTTCTAGTTATCTGCCTAGTTCTTTTGCCGTCTTTTAACTTTTTTCTCTCAACTCCATTATGAGTAAATGGTCGGTATGTAATTATAAACTTACTCCCAACGTTTAAAGTATCATCTATTTTCATTTTATTCCTTTCTGTTATATGAGGGAGTTTATAGGAAAACTCCCTCAATGTCAATAGCTTAATTTATTTTATTTTGCTTTTCGTATTCCTTTCTAATCGCTATTTTTTGCTCTCTTGTCATGGTTGTATTCTTCATGCCTTTAATCATACTAGCCAAATTTTGTGGGTTGTAGATCGTCAAGCCTGTTGAATTACATCTTACAAGTTCTGCCTCGTCAAGTTCAATGCCAAGTTCTTTCATCAACTCAACACCCTCAGACAAATATCTATAAGCCTTTAAGCCTGTTTTCATAGCTTGTTTTTGTTTCTCAATGCTATCAACCCATTTTTGATGACAAGTAATTACATTTGCTTTTGCTTGTTTTAACATTTTAAAAACTTCAAACTCTTGTCTAGTACAAGCAATAGTTCTTGAACGACAATGTGAAGTTCCAATAATGTCTAAATAAAATTGACTATCAAATTGTTTTGTCAAGCCAATCGCATTATCATCATCAGAATTGTATCTTGAATAACTTGAATATCCAAGCGCCTTATCATTTGCCTCAATATGTTTAGTCTTATGTGGGTTTTCATCTTTGCCATTTTGTTGTGCAAGTATATCTGGGTTACAATTTTTTGCTTTTAATTCTTCTCTCTTATAAGCATAGGCAAATTGTTTTCCACTCGTTCCATTTCCATATTCACTATTACCAATGTCGCCAAATAAACCAAAGTCAAAATGTTCAGATACATTTCTGTCATCTTCATCTTCATTTTCTTCTAGTTCATCTTTTGCATAAGAGAAATAAAAGCATTTATCTTTTGCAACAACATCAAGCGGACTACCATATTTTGCTTTTAAACTTTTGCAAGTGTCAACATCTTCTTGTGGGTATGCTCTACCAACTACAAGTTTTGCAAGTTCAAAAGCTTTTGGATAAGCATAAGTAACATTTTCTCTTGCTTGAAAATATGCCTCTCGCTCTTGTGTGTTTTCTGTTTCTGCACTTTCAACATACCTATTTAAAATCTTATTTCTAAATTCAGTATTCATTCTTATTTTACTCATTAAGCTACCTCCTCGGTTAAAATTAAAGCTGGGTTTTCTTGTGCTGGTACGATAAAGTGCATTACATATTTATCATTTTCTAAAAGACTTAAAGCAGATAAAAATTGATTTGCTTCTTTAATTGTATTAGCCCATTTCTCTATTCTATAATTGGGTTCATTATCTTTAAACTGATACTTTCTTATTATTAAATATATCATATTTGTCCTTTCTGTTATTAATGGATATTCCCATAAATTGATGCATTAATCAAGTGCCAAAGTGTCGCACTTACTTTAGAATAATTCTAAATTGCCATACAACTTATGGTTGTGTTATTTATACCATTAACCACCATCCCCAGCCGCCGTCCAAGTATAATGGATAATCTGGGATATGTCAAGAAGTTTATTTGCATTTAATTAAAATAAATATCTTGATTATTAATTATCCTATGTTATATTGGATATATGTTTTTTATACTGATTAGGTGATATAAAAAAAGTAAATGCAGGGCATACCCTAATAATTGCCCTGCACTGATCCCTGATCCATTGACGACGTCTGCTCGGATAACCGATACTCAATGGATCTGGGATCAGACTAGATGGCGCCCCACATAACCAAAAAGGGCTAGATCATAGGTCGTGATACATTACTGCTATGGGTTATTAAGGTTGCAAACTAACACCCCGCCTACGAGTCACTAGTACTGATCCCTGATCCGATGTAGAACTCTGCAACAATCATGAGCATCGGATCTGGGATCAGTGAGAGATATAGGTATTCTAGATAATAACCAACTAGCTCACTGGTCAAGCTACAAGCTTCAAGCTTGACAGCAGCCGTAGGATGTTATAGGATGTATTTAGAAAGGAATAATAATGATGAGTAAAAAAGTTGTAATAGATAAAAAAAGAAAAAAAGATTTTATTTGGGCATCTGGCAATGTTTTATGTAAACACTTGCCAGATAATTTTGATACCTGGACAGAACGTAAACTAAATAATTTTCTAGAAAAATACATTGTAGAGCATTTACAAGGAAGCGAAGCAGATTGGATATGGGAACAGATTGACGATTTGGCTTGGTCTGTAAATGAATATAAGAAGTGAGCAGACAACCTGGGCTGCCTAGTATCAAAATATTAGTGCAGCACTGGCGCTGGCTCGAGGCTCAAGGCTCGAGCTACAAGCAACAAGCCCGAAGCTGCAAGCAACAAGCGGCAAGCTTGACAAGAGCTAGATATAATGTTATCCTACAATATAAAGGAGAAAGAAATGTTAATAAAAGAAGCAGATAAAATTATTATATCATTATCGAAGCCAGACAAAATGCCTGGTTTTGCATATGGGCTGCCAGCGTGGGAATGCAAAACAGGCGCGAAGCTCGCGAAGGTTCCGGGCTCTGTTTGCAGCGGCTGTTATGCAATGAAAGGCAATTATACAAGATTTCCCGCTATACGCGAATCGCAATATAAAAGACTTAAAGCCATCAGGCACCCGCTTTGGGTTCAGGCTATGACAACAAAAATAAACAGTTACGCGGTGAGCAAGCACAAATTTTTTAGATGGCACGATGCAGGAGATGTACAAGATTTAAAACACCTAGCAAAAATTTTTGAGATTTGCAGGAGGACGCCAGACATTAAGCACTGGATGCCAACGCGCGAAGCGTGGACAAAGAAATATATTGAGCGCGCGCCTTCAAACCTGGTGATCAGGTTCTCTGGCACAATGATTGATCAACCAGCTGTGAAGAGCTGGCCGCATACGTCTACAGTCTCAACGAAGCCTGGAGACAGGACGTGTCCAGCACCAGATCAGAGCGGCCAGTGTGGCAGCTGCAGAAATTGCTGGAATAAAGAAATTAAAAATATACAATACGGGAAACACTAAAATAATGCTTGTATTCAAACACCCTAAATATTACCAGGAAATGCGCAAGAGAGCCAAAGAGTTCCAGAAACAACAAGCCTCAAGCAACAAGCTGCCAGAATCTTCAAGCAAGAACCATCAAGCTAAATCTTCAAGCAACAAGCGACAAGCATCAAGCCCTGTTGCAGAACCATCAAGCAACAAGCCTGAGTCAACAAGCTCCTGAATCCTGTCTCCTGTATAAAGTTTCAAGCAGCCGGTAACGAGGGCCTTGGCTAAGATAAAACTATGCTGTGGATGTTTCACGTGAAACGCAATTTGGTGTGGTGAAAATGTTAGTTTGTTACGTTTTGTTACTTTGAATTCAATGGTAAAAAATGTGCCTTTTTTATTATATGCCAACACATCTGGCGTACCTAAACTGCTAGTATTTTCAAGTCTTGTATACGAAATGTTAGGTGTATTTTTCTTCCAATATTGATAAAATTTTGCTTCTGGTCCCATCAATTTTTCGACGTAACAAGTGTTTACGATTTTTTCTTTTTAACAGAACCCATTCTCCAATTTTCTGCAGAAATTTCAATTACTAATCTGTGGGATTCTCTTGCACCAATTATATTATTTTCAAATAATGTAATGGAATGAATATCAAAATGACCATCTGGTGAATGAAACTCACCTCTTGGTAATTTAACTTGTACCCTAGCATTTTGACATGTAGGTGATTTTAAAAAGTTATCTAGCTGTTTAGCTAATTCTTTCGCATTTATCATGTAGTTGACTATTACGTTATGTTACGTTAAAAGTCAAGTTATGGGAGTACCTAAAAGATTAACCGAAATGCAACTAAAGTTTGCCAACTTATTGGTGACTAATGAGGGACGTATGCATGCATATGAATGTGCTGTTGCAGCTGGATATGAAAAAGATAGAGCTAGAATTACAGCATCAGAATTACAGAACCCCCAAAAATTTCCATTGGTTGTAAAATATATAGGTGAGTTAAGAGAAGATAATCAACAGAAGTTTAAGATTGATATAGAAAGCCATCTTACTGAGCTTGGTAGACTACGAGATGAAGCAAGAAAGTCTAAGGCATGGTCTGCGGCCACTAATGCGGAAGTAGCACGTGGTAAGGCTGGTGGACTGTATATTGAACAGAAAATGATACTAACTGGTGATATTAAAAAATCTAGTGTTGAAGATATGAGAAAAGAACTTGCAACTATCTTAAAAGAATACTCACCGTTAATTGATGGTGAGACTCAACAAAATATAGATGAAAAAATTTTACCTAAAATTAAGAAAGTTTCGTCATCTTCTTCACCCATTGACGAGGAATCATCGTCCGATCTCCAAAAGTAATCCCATCTTCATCTTTATCGTAAGAAGCAAATATTTTAATATGATCTTTTGTCTTTTCGTATAACCAACCTTCGTTTACAGGTCTAGCTAATTTCATTTTATTAAATTGTTTTTCATCAGCCCATCCAGAATCACTAACACAGTCAACCCATTCCACTCTGTATTTTGGAAATGGTATATCATTATTGACTTTATTGATTGTATTAAGTTTTCTTTTCTTGGGCATAGGGTTCTATAGCATCAGGCCTATAGGTTTTCCAGAATTTTAAATGCAAAAATCGAATCCAAAGTATCCTCGCGGCCCCTGTCTTCAAAAAACGTTGGTATTCCTTGCTGATCACCAAAGTGCCAGATCACCTCTCTTTTTCTAAAGGGTTTTGTCAAATTTGATAATTTCAAAAAACCTATAGGTGGTGATGAACCGCATAAAACCTTACTTTTTAAATGTGGCAATGCTGCCTTATTTGTCCAGTTTAGAATCATTATAATATTTGTTGAGTCTTTCTAGGAATTTATGTTGATATTTGATAAACTCCTTGCCTTTTATTTGAAATTTTTGGAAATAATTGTCTGGTGTACACATCAGGACCACACCCTGAGTGATCTCGGTGTCATAAACCTGGTTGTGAGCCATAGCATATGCTCCTAGCTGCATAAAATAATCTTCTATCCATTCTTTACGTTTTGGTTTATTGGACTGTTTAAAATCTATTATTGAGTCTTCATAATCATATACACCAACCAAATCTGTAGCACCTGCATATAAACCCGGGTAATATAGGGTAACCTCACTGCCCCATATTTCAGAAAGATCGCATAAACCCTTGTCAATTATCACTTGAGCCATGTCGCCTGCTACCTGACCCTCGTCTGTTAGGTCCTTGTGTCCTTCTCCTAAGATATATTTTTCCAAGTGATAGTGCATGTTGGTGCCGCGCGAGGCTGCTTGATCCTTGACTCTTGTCGCCTGATCCTCGCCCACCCGCGCCTTCCATCTATTGATCGAGTCTATAGCTTCTTGCGATTTGGTTGCTGATAAAATTGTAGTCACCGACGGTAACTTTTTACCAGTTATCTCGTAATGTCTTTTACCTTCAATAGACGTCCGCATTGATGCCGGGTACTTATATAATTTATTCCATTTCATTCTAAACTCATAGATTCCTTGTACTCATCTAGAGATACAACTTTACTGTTCATAACTTTTAACTTTCTATCAGCATAATGATCTATAATCTTTTGCACGCCAGGTAGTTTAACATGTACATAAGGCCAAATCAATCTTGCAACATAATATGCTTGTTGATGGCTACATCGCCAACGCCATTGTTTTTTCCAACCAACAGTGTATGCAGTTTTATATTTTTTTTCTGTCACAGTGCCAACACCTAAAACTTCACACATCCAGATCAAAACAGATTTATCAGTCATAGCTACTTCCATCTTAATAGACCATGTTGGGTATGCTTTTTTATTATGTTTTCTTTTTCGCATGTATTGTTTGTATTGGATACAACCTTCACCATCAAACAATCCAGCAATATAGGCTATATTACTTTCTTCCATTATACTCCTAAATTTATTTTTTTTCTTTTTGCTGTGCAATCCAAATTAATTCTTCTAATTTTGTTTTGAATCGCGGTACTCGTTTATTATCTTTTTGTATAACTTTCTTACCACCCGTGTGTCCAAACTCTTGATTGTCCCTTGATACATGATCCTCGTCTCTAATTTCTACTTCAACTGAATCTTGGTCAATTTCTAACCAGTGTCTGCTCTTACGCATCGGATGGTTTTAGTATTTTGTATATTTTAAAATACTCATCATACTCTTTGTCATGTACCTCGCCTTGTGAGTTACAGACTACACATTGTATAACGTCATCAATTCGGTTAATGGATTCTTTAACTTTAACGAATCCATTACCAAAACAATTAGGACAAATCTTTTTTTGGTTTGTCATCTTTTTTTTCTACGGGTTTTAGTGATAAAAGCATTGCAATGTGTGTTGCAACTTCTCCATAAGGTTTTTGCCATAAATATTGTAGTAATTGTTTTCTTTGTTCTTCATTCAATGTAAACATTATTTATCCTTTATTTTACCATTTAGTTTTTTTGCTTTTTCGTTTGCAATAGACTCTACTGTTTTTGATATAGATAATTTTGCATCAGGCAATAATACCTTCGACAATTTCTCTAAAGTAGAGTATGTTTCTTTGGTAAGTGAAACGTTTCTATATTTAGTTATATCAGTCATGTTGTTCCTTTCATTTAGTTATAATGACTATATAGGAGATTAATACCAAAAGTCAATGATAAAATTTATTTTAATAATGGTGGTTTGTAGTGGGATTCCTGGTAACGAATGTAAACCTATGCCCACACCTTTTTATGAGTTTAAAACTTATAATGAATGTATTCTTTATGGCTACGATTATTCTGGTGAATTTTTAAGAGCTATGGGTTCAAATTTTGTTGAAGAACATAAAGCATTTACTGCTTTTGATTGTAAAGAACAAAGCACTATATGATTCAATGGACTAAAAATAAATGGCAACGGTTCAAAGAATGGTCCACTGTTGACCATTGGATAGATTTATTTGTTGATGTAGGTTTAATTGCTTTTGATGTTTTATCTAGTCCTATTCTTATAATTGTAAGATTCATAAGATATTTTTTTAATGAATATTTAAATCATCACATAAAAAATTTAATAAAATGGTTTGCACATAAAGTATTAAGACTATAATTCATTCGGCCCCTACGCTTTCCGTGCACGTACTAACGTAGCTGGCGCCGCTTTCGTTGCTACCTTCCGGATCATCGCGAACGTACAGTGGAACGCAATACTGCTGGACTTGGACGCCTACTAACGGTCTTATAATTCTATTTACAAATACACCCATAAAAATCACCCGTGCCATCTTTCATAACATGGGCATTGATTGGATAATCATAATAGGTTGTTAAATGCAACCTTAATATATCACAAAGATCAAAACAATCTACTTCACTTAATAACTCTATACCTTTGGTCATCTCTTTTGTTATTTCTACTAGATGATACACTCCGTCGTTCAATAGTATTAAGTCCATTTGCAAACTCCTTTATATATTTATACCAAAGATCTTTGTATTTAGGATCTTTTGTTTGTTGCCACATATTTGCTAACTCGTCTATATGGTCTGTTGTTTTCACCATTGCTTGTTCCTTTCTCTATTATTCTTTTTAACGAATGTGTTTTTAATTCTACATTCACACCATAAGGTTTCCATGCCTTCTTCATTAAATTTAATTCTAGTATAAATGTAGACCATTGTCCTTGTGATATACCATTAACGTTTAGAGTAACTGTTTTCATAAGCCTCCTTTAATATTTTATGTATATCTTCCAATGCTTTTTCTAATATATCTATTCTAGCTTTTAGTTTTTGCTCAGATTGATATTTTCTATCTTTATTTGCACTATGTAATTCAAAGTGCTCGTCTGTTAATTGTGTCATATTTTTCCTTTCATTCTGTATATATAGGATATCCAGGGATATTTGTCAACCCCTATCTGCCTTGGCCGCGATATTTTTTAAACATACGCCGACGGGATTTGTTCATTTTACACAAGCTAGGGTTGCGTCCAATTGAAGTTTTGTGAAATACTGGTTCGTGCTCCATTTTTGCGTATAAACTTTTAGATTTTTTTGCCATCGCCTTTTGTTTCTTTTAATGCTAAATCTACTGGTAAATAACTGATTTTACCGTTTATTTTTTGCTCAATATCTCCGCCACAATTTAAACATCTGTAATAATCTTGTACTACAGATATTAATAATGTGTGTTCTGAACAATGTGGACAAACACCATCTACCATTTTTGCTCTTCTGATTATTTCTGCAAATAAATTGCTTCTATCCGACAACTTTTCCCCCACTCCATTTCATCTCTGGGAGTCCGTTTTCGTAGCTTTTACCATCATAAGTGAGCACTTGTTTTCTATTAGCACCAGCCTCATTGTATGACACGTGAACCCAGCCACCTGCTGGATCATCTTTGTTGTAGAATTCGAGTATCAATTGGTCAAAATCTACGTTATTAGAAAGCCAGTAAGCAATCTGAATATTTGGAACACCAGCTATTTCAAAGTCAACCGCCTGGCCCTTTGCATGTTGCGACGTCTTTTTCGATCCTATTGCCTCACACAG